TGATATTGCCAGTTGTATAGGTCGGTGCGGCCGTCGTCACGCTGCCCTGGATGAGCGGTCCTGCGTTGGTCCCGAGCGCTGCACCCTGCGCGATCGGCAGTTTGGCCACTGTGGCCTCGGTCGATGCGCCGGATGGCAGCGGAAGCGATGCCGCACTGACCGGTTGGGTTCCCTGAAAGAAAGTCCCGGTGACCGGCACGGAATCGTTTGTGGCAATCGTTACGCGCTGGGTTCCTGCGTCCCGCGTCCCGGTGTTCATCGAGACGGTCGTGCCGTTCATCTGGGCGATGTTGGTTGATGCGTTCGCCGGCGGAGTGGTCGTGACCGTACCGCTTACCGGTTGGGTCGCTTGCCAGAAGGTCCCGGTCACAGCAACCGATGCGTTCTGCAGTTGCACGTCGAGACCCTGATGGTCGGCACCGTTGGCTGTCGAGGTCACGTCCGCCGCGGTGGTCGCACCCTTGGCGCCGCCGCGTGCGATCGCCTTCTCCGTTCCGCCGGTGAGGGTCGCGTCGAGGGCGAGTCCATTGGTTGTGCCGACATTTGCGGTGACGGTTCCGGAAACGGGTTGAGTGCCTGTCCCGACATTCGCTGTCACGGTCCCGCTGATTGGAACCGGGGTCGCGCGCAACTGTGTGTCCGTGACGGGTCCAGTGACGGCCGTCGTGGGTGTCGTATCGACGATCACATGCTGCTGGTCAGCCGGTTTCGTGCGCGTCGACAGCAGCACGTCGAGATTGTCGGTCTTCGCCTTGATGAGTGCGAGCGTTGCCTCAGTGCTGGCCCCTGACGGTAGCGGCAGGGACGAAGCGCTGATCGCTTGGGTCGCCGGGAAGTTGTTCACTCCGACAGTCCATGCACCGGACTGCGTCGCGGCGATCGCTGCGTTGGTGAACGTGGTGAAGATCGGATTGCTGACAACACCGAGCGGAGGTCCGCCGTTGCCGTCATCGAGAAAGAAGGCCTGCGAGTAGACGAGGATCGAGCTCTGCGTCGAGGTCCGCATCCGCATCCGCTTGCCGGTCGAATCCGGAGGGAGCTGGAGAAAACTCTCCTGGGCGACGAGTGTCGACGCCCACAGCAGGGCGAGGATGCAGAACGTTTTTCGCATCAGAGCGATGGGTGCTTCTGCGCCTTGTGCGCGCTCAGCGCCGCCGCTGTGGCGAAGGCTTTGGAGGTACATCCGATGACGTCGCAGGACAGCGGAGCGTCACTTGTGGGTCCGACGGTCGAAGCATTCGATCCCTTTGTGACGGGATTCGGCGCGCCGGTTTCTTTGGTGGGAGTTGCTTCACCTTTGGCCTCCGCTTCCTCGTCGATCCACTCGGCATATTTGCCCTTGACCAGAGAGTCGAGATCACCGTGTGTGAACGGCTGACCGACACGGAGGACGTCTCCCTTGTTGTGGATGTAGCCGTAGTGCACGCGCTGATTCACGCGAATTGCCTTCTGTTCCATTGAGACTCCTTTGTGAAGACGATGCCCGGCCAGACCTCTCCGGCCGGGCTCATGAGACGTTACGGCTTGTAAACAGCGGTGATGCTCACGGCCGCGATGTGCGTCACGCCGCCGATGGTGAGGACCCACCGGCCCCAGACCGGAACCGCGGTCTGGCTCTTCGATTCGGCACCAGCCGCGTTGACCTTCTGGGTGAAGACCAACGCCGAGTCGGTGTAGGTCACGCCGTCGAACGAAACCTGCAGCTTGCAATCGACGGTTGTCGCCGCCGGGGCGACCAGAGCGGTGATAGCGAAGGCTGCCACCACACCGGTACCGTCGTTGCCGTTCTGGAGGTTGGCGACGACCAGTGCGGTCGCTGCCGGCGTGGCTTCGATCAGCGCCTTGATCTGAGCGGCAGTGGAGATCGCAGCGCTCGCGCCATTGGTCGCGACGTTGACGGTGATGTCGCCACCGGCAACGGTACAGGACGCAGGCGTGCTCGCGCCAGCGACGATGAACGCGATGCGGACGGCGGGCGAGTTGACTCCGGCCTGTCTCGCGATGAAGTCGAAGTCGTTGTTCGCTCCCGCCATCGCGGTCTGTAGAAACTCGTGCACGCCGAGCTGCGCGGCGACGGTCTGAGCTTCGTAGAACTGGAAGGCGGTGAGGTTTTCGGTCGCTGCCGCCGTCTTGACGATCGGGGCGAGCGTGCCGACCGCAACAGGGTCCTGGTAGAACTGCTTGTTCGGGTTGTACGGCATCGGATCCTCCAGGTGGAGTTGAAGGTGAGAAGGAAGAGGCGCGCCGTGGGACGCGCCCACATCAGAACGTCAGAGGATCAGAACGCCGCGGTGACGAGCTTGGCGAGTGCGGCGCCGAAGCCGTTGAAGCCTATGCGCTCGTGCGCGCGGATGCCGAGCTGGATGTTCTCGAACGCGGTACCGCCGATGTCGGTTGTCTTGACGGCGACCTGCTGGCGATCGCCGAGGAACGCCCACTTCTTGAAGTTGCCGTAGAGAATGAAAGGGGTCGAGACCTGCACGGCGGTGGAGTAGGCCGGCAGGCGTTCGCTGACTTGGAACGGCTTGCCCCAGAGCGTGGCAGGGCTGCCATCCGTGGGACGGCTGAAGATGAAATTGCCCGTCGTGTCTTTCAGCGTCCGCATGCCGGTGTCCATGACGGTCGGGCTGAGCAGATAGCTGCCGTTGTCGCGTGCGCCGTCGGGGACGGTCGTCTGGAGCGCCAGGATGTCCTCCGCGGTCACGTCGGAGATGTGCGTCTTGCCGGCCGCCATCACCTTCGACACGACGCCTGAGAGGTTGAGAAGGCCGTCGTACGCGTCGCCCGAAGCGACCTTGCCGGCGATGCCGACACGATCCTCTTCCATGGCGATGGCTTCGATGATCAGGTCGGTGATGAACTGGAGCATGGGCGGGGTTGCGTCGTTGAGAAGGTTCTCGGACGCGTACGTCAGGACCGCCATGATCTTGTTCGTCATCTTGAGCTGACCGAAGCCGGGATAGCTCTTCGTGATCGGCGCGTTTTCGGCCGGCCAGTAGACAACCATCGAGGACAGCAGCGTCCCAAAGTTGTACTCGTCGGTCGTCATCGGGACGATGCGAAAGAGGTTGCGCGCCAGGCCGACGGTCGGAACGAGCCGAAGGATCTCGGCCGCGTACTCTGGCTGCACGAGGTATCCGCCTTCCGCGTCAATCCCGCCGGAGAGCGCGCGGATCTGGGTCTGATCCTTCGCGTGTGACGCGCGCAAGAGGGCGAGCATGTACTCGCCGCACTTCGCGGAGGTGTTCGGCCGCATGCGACCCTGTTGGTCGAAGTGGAAGCCGAACTCCGGATCGAGCTTCTCGCGACGGGCGATGCGCTCGGTGAGCTCCTTGAGGCCTTCCTCGGCCGCGGTGCGAGCCTTGCGCTCGACCTCGATCGCGGTCAGGAACTCGCCCTTCATGTCGGCGACGGCCTTGTTGACGATCGTGGCGATCGAGGCGCGGCCCTCGTCGGTGGTGAGGAGCTTGTTGACGTCGAATCCCTTCATGACCAGCGGCATGACCTGCGTGGCCACCTGCTCGAGGGACATCTCTTGTGCGGGCATTTCGTCCTCCAGAAAAGCAAAAGCCGCCTCGAGGGCGGCCGGGTGAAGTTGTCGGTTGTCGGTTGTCAGCTCGGGATGATCAGTCGGCGAGCAGTACTCGGTACATCGTCGGTCGCTCCGGTGTGGAGGACTCTTCTTCCTCGCGACCCGAGGAAGCGTCCGTGGCAATGCGGATCATGGTTGGCGTTGTCGAGTCTTGCCGTGACTCCGGCTCGCCAGATTTGTGAACTGGTTTGGAACGGAGCTCGGTGACGATCGCCAGGATCTCGTCGAGCTTCGTGGTGTCGGCGAACATCGCCGCGGCGCGCGTGAATGCTTCGGGCGCCTTGGCTGCGACGGTCTGCATATCGGTGAAGTTGATGTCGGGGATCGTCGCACCGATCGCCTGACCGTACCAGCGCTCGAGCAGCATTGCGAGCCGGTCGTAGAGGTACATGCCGCCGGCAACGCGGGATGAGCAGATGTCGCGCAGCTCGTCGTGCTCGGAAATCGTCCAGCCGGTGAGGGCGATGTTGATGTCCTCGAGCAGGTCGGCGGCGAGATCGTTGATGAGGGTGATCTCAGCGGCCTGCACTTCGGGTGAGACGGGCTCCATCTCATCGGCGTAGTAGGGACCGTCGCCGCAGCAGCGCTTGACGATCGCGGCGACGTTGGCGCGGAAGGCCGCGGCCTTATCGACCGATGGCTTCGGCTGCTCAGCAGGCTTCCGCGTCGCAACAATGATCGGCATCTCGACGCGCAGCATTGTTCCCAGCCCCAACAGCGTCGCTTCGTTCTCCGAGATGACGTGATCGGTGATCGCCTTCTTCAAAGCGTTGCGATTGCTGCCCACGTTGCAGGGCGAGATCGCGGTCAACTCCTGCTTGAGGTACCGCAGGTTCTCCGCGAAGAAGGTCGGGATCGTTTGCGCCTCTCGGTCCTCGAAGGCCTTCGGGATGAACGCGGGGGAGACTGCGCGAAGGTAGTCGTCCTTCATCAGGCGATAGACCAGAGCCGAGAGGTTGCCCGAGCCGTAGTCGCGCCACTGCTCGGTGGCGAACTCGATGTCGAAGTCCCACGCTCCACCGACGCGGCGGATGTTCGGGGCCCGGCCGATTGACGGGATGAGGTCGTCCTGATGCGACCAGGTCACGACGGGGTTTGCGCGGAAGGCCTTCAGGTCCCAGCCGTCCGGGGAGATGACAGACCCGTGCCGGTCCTCGGTTCCGTCGGTGCCGGTCACGGTGATGATCGGCTTGTCGCCGGCGTCCGCCGCGGCTCGGCTTGAGATCGCGAGCAGAAAGATGCGCTGATCCGCGTGTCGCGGATGGGGAAGGATCTCAGGCATGGTGGCTCTCCTATTTCGCGATGCCGCGCTCCGCCAGGCTCTTGAGGATCCGGCCGCGCTGCGCGTTGAACATCGTCTGCAAGGCGTTGGTGAACGAGTTCTCGATCGACCGCACGTTCTTCGTTGCCGCGCGCCAGTAGGCGACGCGATCGCCGATGCGGGACTTCACGGCGAAGGAGCGTTCTTCATCACCGACAACCGGCAGCTCGAGGCACCTGCAGTTGATGACCTCGGACGCGTCGCCGTTCGGATCCTGTGGATACCGCAGCCCGTTCGAGTAGCTCTCGTCGATGCCGACGATCTCGCCATCGACTTCGACGTGAGACTCGCGCACGCGATCGTCTTTGCTGGACAGCCACTCCCGCCGCTGCACGCCTTCCTGCTGCATCTCGATGAAGCGTCCGCCATTGAGCCCTGAGCCCACTTCCTGCCGGGCGATGCGCGCCGCCTGTTTGTCGCGGAGGTTGTAGCGATCGCGTATTGCGTCGCCGATCGTCTCCGGGGTCGCGCCTTCGTCCATCAGGCGCTGCACGTCCTTGTTGATCTGCTCGGCCGTCGTTTCGTTCACGCTGACGATGAGGTTCCCGCGCGTTTCTAGAAATGCGGTCACGCGCGGATCGTCGATGCCGACCAGCGTATCGATGCCCAGCAACTTGCCGATCTGCCGCTGTCCCGTCTCGATGGCCTGGAGGTGATAGCTGCGAGCCTTCGTCTTCAGCTTCTCGTTGTCGCCCAGGATGAGCTCCGCGACGAATCCGAGAAGATCGTCGGTCGGTGTCGTGCGCGTGGCCGGATCGAGCACGCGGATGATCGTGTCCGGTGCCATGCGCGGCAGCTGGTCCGGCGGTGCTTGCTGATCGGGCGGTTGCGGCACGTTGATCGGGGCGCCAGGCGCCGGCTGCGGGTTGTCCGATGCCGGTTTCGGGTTCGGGGTCGTCTCGATGTCCGGATTGCCCGCGGAGCCCATGACGAGCTTCGCTTCTTCTACCGTGAGACTGAACAGGACCTGCAGCTGTCCGAGCCCGGCATCGAGCGGGATCTCGCCAGCAGCGACCGCGGCGACGATCGCCGTTGCCGAAGTGACCTGTGCGCCGTTGAGCGCGACTTTCTGCGCTGCGGCCTGCACTCCGGATGCGGGAACGGGCGGAGCATTCGGATCTGCCGGCTTCTGTGGTGCGTTGGGATCGACAAGCGCCGGCGGTGCGTTTGGATC